CTGCCCGGAATTGCTGACCCATATTGACCAGTGAAAGTTCCCAATGCAACATAGTTGGGAATCCCAAATTCAGTAGTGCTTGTTAGATTAAGCCAATCTGTTGCGCCACCCGGATTGTAAGCAAAAAATTCCAATGCTCGCATATTGCTAATGATTGAATCACCCATGTTCACATAAAGAACCCCATTGCCATTGCTTTCTGCCGTTGCATAATAGTTGCCTTCCCCTTCTGCACTTAAATCGGCAAGAATTAATTGACCCGGTGTTCCGGCCGGGTTTGCATCGAGAATTTCTGAATAAAGTGTATTTGCATTAGAATCAGCACTTGCCTCAATTGTTGCAGTGCCGCCGCCAAAATCCCCGTAAGTCAATACTGAGATTAATCCATGCAACTTGATTGTTCCACTTGCCCCGTCATTTTTAATATTTTTGATAATAGCCATATTTTATTTTTAAATGATTTTAATGGAAAAGCAATGCGAGAAAAGCCGCCACCTGCAAATGCAAGTGACGGCTTAACACACATATAACCACCATTTTAGCCGCCCACTAAAGAACTTTTTTAGAAGATTTTTTAGCCTTTTTTGGCTTTGTTTTTTCTTCAGAAATTAAAGGTGCAATAATCTTCTTTTGCTTGTCAAAAACACCTTTCCGAAAATAGATGATTTCTCCCGGCTCATTGCATTCTTGGAAAGCTTGAAGGCAGATTGATGCATCATCTGAAATTGCAATTTGCTTTAAATCGCCAGATGTTGACTTGTGAATTGTAATAGATGGTTTTTGCATGATTTGTTTTTTTAAAGTTAAAAAAAGCCGCTCTGATTATCTCAGAGCGGCATTAGATTAATTAAGCACTTACAACGCGAACGCCGTAGTCAACACCCTTTGCAACTCCATAAAGAAGGTTGCAGTTATAGTAAAGGATGCCGTCATTATCATAGAATCGACGGAACTGAACTGGAAGCCCAAGACCCGGAATAACAACGTTTTCAACTTCAATGCCAGCATCTTCTGCCATTGTAGTGTCAACCGAACGGCCAGCCATTAGCAACGAATTGCGCTGGAATGCAAATGCAGCAAGATTTTCTGCATTGGCATCAGCAAGGTTTGTTTCATAGCAATCAAACTTGGCAACGCGTGGGACAATTGCTTCACGCTTTTCTTCAGTGATGCCCGGAATTTCTGCACTGTTCAGAGTCTTCACAAGCGATGCATAATAAGCAGGATTCATGAAAACCGAACGGCCTGTTTGTCCTGCTTGCTTGTCGGATGTCAAAGACGCATTAAGATCAGCAAGAGTATCGCGATCAAAATTTGCGACAGTAACAGTCGAAGAAGTTGCAAAGTTTGCCGCAGTGATTAAATCCCAAACGTCACTGAAAACCTTTTTCCCAAGTGCTTGGAGTGCTGGCTCAATGAAAAGTGCATTCAGATTAATGCTCGACTTGCTGCGCTCAACATCAGTGAAGCCATAAGTGAAGCCATAATGCTCAGAAAGTGAAACTGTTGCAGAAGTTGTTGTGACATCTTGCGATGCAGACTTGATGCCAGCAGCCATGCTCGATGCAACTGGTTGCACCGGATATCGAGTTGTGACACTTTCCCCAGCATCTTGAACGCTTGAGGAAAAGTCTGTTGTAAGTGCGCTCAGAGGCGCAAAAAGATCACTTAGTCCTGCCAAGCTTTCTTGTGCAATTTCGGCGAGATTCGCTCCATTTATTGTATTAGCCATTTTGTTTTTTTGTTTTGTTTTGTTGTTAGATCACTTGGTGTGAAATTATTTTTGAATTAAATGTTTATTTTCTTTGAACCACTTGTTTTTTGCTTCAAGCCCTTCAGCTTTTCCAACCGCTTTGTAGTTAGCCCAGAATGATTCTGCATCAACTTTTGTTTCGGTTTCGTTTGATGATTCTGCAATTGCCTCTTGGGTTTGCAATGCCATCAACTCAGCCGCAGCGCAAGATACAGCTTGCGCTGTAATTTCTTGTGATGCTTCAAGCTCTGATTTGTGATTCGTTTCCATTATTTCCTTTTGAGTAATAAAGTCTTTTGCAGAATTTTGCAATTCTTCAATTTCGGTTGAATATTCATCAACCGCAGTTTCAAGACCTTGAATTTGATTTTCAAGCAAAGCAACTTTTGCATCATTTTTAGCAACAATGCTTGAAACAATCTTTTCAACTGGAAGTGTTGCGCCAGCCTGTTTTGCAATTGTTTCCATTTCGGAAAGGGTTGCTGCTGCCTGTAAGCCTTCAACAGTGCCATCAATAAACCCGGCTTCAAATGCTTCATCAGCAGTAAACCATGTTGTGGAATCCATTAATTCTTCCAGTTCTTCAGTGCTGTAATTGCTCCGGCTGTAAGCGTTAATGATTGCAGACTTCATTTTATCCATCAAATCAGCATCTTTGCGCAGTTGCTCACTGTCGCCAATTGATACAGTCCAAGGGTTGTGAATCATAAGCAAAGCATTATCTGCCATGAGAACTTCATCCCCGGCCATTGCAATAACGGAAGCCATGCTTGCAGCCATGCCGTCAATGTAAACTGTTACGTTTGCAGGATGGCGTTTGATGGCGTTGAAAATTACATTGCCTTCAACTATTGAGCCGCCCGGCGAACTGATGCGCAAATCGATTTGCTCGATTCCTTCAAGTGCTTCCAATTGTCCAATGAAAGTGTTGGCGTTGACTTCATAGCCACCGATTTCGTCATAAATAAAGATTTCCGCCTTAGAAGATTCATTTCCTTCTGCGTCAATTTTTTGTTCCATTGCATACCATGTATTGGTTGATTGTTTCATTAGTTATTTTCCTCTGTTGGATTATCTTCTGTTTGAGTTTCCTCGGTTTGATTTTCTGAAATTTCAATTTCGGCTTCTGACTCACTGCCAGATTTCAAAGTAATTGGCCTGCGATACCCACCATCTTGTTGCCAAGCTTCAGAAACCGCTTTTCCAATATCTGGCAAACCAGCTTCTTTTCTGAATGATTCCTCATCGCTTTGTTGTGGAGTAATAGAACCCGCCCGCACTGCAACGCCATAGGAATCAAATTTGGCTTTTAAAGTCAAAAAATCCAATTCGCTTTTTGCTTCTATTTCTTTACCATCTTCAATTTGTCCTGTTTCTTCTTCAACCAAATCAACTTGATCTCCGGGCATTCCCGTTGTGCCTAGTTCTTGTGGATTCAATCCGTTTTCCTCGGCAATTTGTTTTTTCAAGACAAGATTTGATGCCCGCTTGCGCAGAAGTTCTTCATAATCCATGCCCCGCGCTTCAACAATATGATCTTCGGTTGTTAAACCTGCCCGTAAATCACTGATATCTGCCGCCCTCATCCGGCCTTCATCAACTGTAAATTGTGCTGGCTTAGTGAATCCGATCTTCCACCAGTCATCCGGCAATTCGCCATAAACGCCCTGCTTTGCTCTTTTAGCAATTACATACATTGCCGCCCGCTTCATCCCGGCTTCGATTGTTTCCCGCCTTGCTGAAATGCTTTTGTTAATGTCAGCCGCGAATCCGCGAACCCCAGCACCGCCAATGGCAGATGAATCAAGCATTTCCCGCCGCCATCCCATTGCATAAAATGCCGAAGATTCAACCAGCTTTGTGAAATTTAGCCATTGGTCAGAAGGTCTATTACTTTGATGCGCTTTTAAGCTGCCGCCGTTTTTAATGTATCGGATTAGCCCGGAATCCATCAATTGCGTTTGCATTCTACCATCGCTGCCGGGTTGCGGATTAACAATGGAATTGCCCATGTCTGCCCGTCCAGCTTCATTTGATTCCACCAAGGTCAAAGCACTGTTTACTTTCTCGGCAATCTTTTCTGCATCCCTTGTTTCTGCTAAGTCATACCAGTCAAGAATAGCGGCCGCAACTGTTGGCTGCCCCCGGCTTTGGCTGAACCACTCAAAATCAGAAACGTGAATCATGCTGTTTGCATTTACATCACGGAATCCATCTTTGTGAGATTCATCCTGCACTCGATAGGCAACGGGTTGCATATAATCATTAACAATCACGCCCGCAAATATTCTGCGCCCCTTGTGCCTGCCTTCTTTAACTGTATGACCGCCATGAAGCCCAAATGAGCCAACCCGATGCGCTTCCAAGTATTGCAGCTTTGGAAAACCAGTGTCAGCGTTTTCCGTCAATATTATGAAATAGTCACCATCAACATCAATGGTCTTTGAACCAAGCCATGCTGATTTCCTAAATGAAAAACTTGTTCCCCTTGTGTCGAGCAACCGATCAATTTGGACAAAATCTTTTTCCACGGCCAAAGCAAATTCAGTGTTTGCGCTGTATGATTGCAGCCGCCATGCGTTGCCATAAACATAGTTGGCTTTTTGCTTTACTGCGCCAGATACAGTTGAAAAAGATTGATAAATGTAACGCGAATCACCAAGCAGCATTTTCTGGCGGTTTTCCACCATCAATTCTGCAATGTCGCGTGCCAACTTGCCACGGCCAAACCTGCGTTGATCATCCGCGCCGCCCGGATAAAACTCATTGCTGCCGCCTCTGCCCCAAAATGAAGCCACTCCGGAAGTGATCTTTTTTAATCTTGGAAGTAATTTAATTGGTTTCGTTGCCATTTCCTAGATGTGTCTGCTTCCAGCTTTGTCAGCAAATCGGGCTTTGCTAACATTAGTGACTTGGTTTGCGGCATCCACAACGTATTCATTCATCTCAGAATCCGTCATTTGACCACCCGATGCGCCGCCAGTTGTGACGACTTTGTAAAGCAACCTCAGTTGCTCAATAAAATCCGATGCGCTCCAACCCGGAGGCAACTCATATTGGAATTGCTTGCCAGCAACATTAGCTGAGACAATCCTTGCCCCGCCGCGTGACTGAGTATCAAATTCACCAACTGCTAGGGTTTCAATAATAGCCAAAGCAGTGGCTGCATCTTTTGATGCTTTAATCCATATTACAAAAAGAAGGCTTCTCATGTGCCTTTTTTATGATAAGAAAAAAGCAAATTGTCAACGCAGAGAATTTGGCACAAAAATGGAGCGTGAAAACATTATGCTTTTCACGCCCCTTTCACTTTAATGGAATTTAGCTCATGCCCAAAACTTGCAGCCCTTCGGTTTTAATTATGCCGCCAAACTCTCCAGCATATTTGACCGATTCGCCACAATGCTTTGAAACCGCCAATTCAATTGACCATCCAAAATCATCCCTTTGGTAAGTTAATGATTGAAATGAGTAATTGCCAAATGCTGTTTCATATTTGGTAAAACATTCTGAAACGTATTGTGGCACAAGCACATATTCCCCATCTGATTTTTTAAAGCGAAAAGCCAAGCTGAAATCTTGATGTGCTTTTGTTTTGCAGGTGTGTGGATTTAATTGATTCATAAATTAAACCTATGGTTAAAATGTGAAATACGAATTGAGTATTCATATTTAGTAATGCAAAAATCTCCGGAGCAAAGTGAATCGATTGATTCGCTTTTACTCAATTGCATTGTGCGGCATTTTTCGAGTTTAAGAAAAAGTTCTTTCCAAGTGCATTCGCATTTTACTAATTCAAGCTGATCTAGAATGCCTTCGCAGTAAGTGCGAATCTTTTGGTTGGTGTTCTTTGTTAATTTCATAACCTAAAACTAATTAAAGAAACCAGTGTGTCAATACAATCTCAAGCAAAGTGCAGAATTTAAACCGCTTTTATTAATGCGGAAAAAGCGGTTTAATCTTCTGCCGGGTTAATGATTTCAGTTCCAAGTGATTTGCACATTGCCGCGCAAACCATCTGCATTGCTTCGCAGTCATAAAAGTGATCATTGTTTTTGTCCCGATTAATCCAATCATAATAAACTGAGCCATCTGGCCTTTCCTTTGCGATCTTTACCCAAGCATTGATTTGCCGTTCATACATCTGCCCAGCATTGTCGGCATAAGTCCAAATCGGATTGCCCCGATGATCTTTTAGCGACCGCATTAAGCTAAGTCGATTCTTTGCTGATTGCTTTGAAAAGAAAAACTGCCCAACCCTTGCGCCTCTGCTCATTGCTGTGCCGTCATAAGCATCAACGGGTTTTAAGTCTGAGTAAATGCGCCGGAATCCATCTTGGTTCATATAATCCTTTGACGCATCACCACGGAAAACCATCCATCCATTTTCCAAAGCAATCCGATGCACTTGGTTTGTATTGTAATTGCCATCTAAAAAGACCCGGCAAGCTCCGCCGCTTCCAAGTTGATGTTGTGGGATTTTCCATTTGTCGCAAGCTTCCCGGATTTCTGCCGTTGTTATTACTTTGCGACAATCCAAAAGCCTTGACCGCAAAGTGCCATCAACAATTGCCCAAGACCGGATTAAATAATAGTAATGATCTTTTTGAACGTCCACAGTGCAGAAGATAAATTGCCCGGCTGCATCCCAAACTTCATTTAACTCATACCCACCCATTGCATTGGTTTGAACATCGGCAGACATATAATCATTAACCGCCCAACTTTCTGCAAGCCGCTTGCGTATAAAATTCTCTAAAGAATCAAGATTGCCCCGTTCCCGGTCAACTTGTGAAAGTTTAAATTGCTCAACTAACTTTGGCCAAGGAACATGCGCCATTGCGTTGTAATTAAAAAAGTCAATATTTTCATCCCCATCCGGATTTAAAGAAATATATTTGCCAGACAAGTTTCGCGCTTTCTGCTTCCCAATGTCTGAGCTAAGTTTTCCGCCACACAATTGACATTCATAATAAACAGAAGCGGCCAGCAAAACAAAATCAATCCTTCCATCTTCTTTTAAATAATCTTTTTTTGCTGCCCATCTCATTCCACCAACTGGGACTTCATCACCAATTGC